TCCAGTGTGAAACGGCAATCACGGAATATGGGTTTTTAGCGAAGCATCCGACGACTGGAAGCGCGATCCAATCACCCTATGTGGCTATGAGCCAGAACTACATGGCGCAGACAAACCGGCTCTGGTTTGAGATTTACCAGATCGTCAAGGAGAACTGCGCCGCTGATTATACTGGCGCGAATCCGCAGGATGACGTCATGGAACGCCTGTTGACCGCGCGCAAGGGGAAATAGCATGGACGAAATACAAGAATTCCTTCGTGCTCTGAAATACCACCGACTGACAAGCCAGCAGCGAAAGACGTTGCGTGGGCAGGCGCTCGCGGGAAACCTCCTGGCGGCGCAAGCGGGCTTGCGAAAAATTACATCAAAAGGAGTTCAGCATGGTCATTCAAACACTGCCGGTCGATACGCTAGTACCGGCGGATTACAATCCGCGCAAAGACCTGAAGCCCGGCGATCCGGAATATGAAAAGCTAAAACGGTCTATTACAGAATTCGGGTATGTAGAGCCGGTGATCTGGAATAAGACCACGGGCCACACCGTGGGAGGACACCAGAGATTAAAAATTTTGGTCGACACCGGTGTGACCGAGGTCGAATGCGTTGTGGTCGAGATGGATCTGGATAGAGAAAAAGCGCTCAACATCGCGCTCAACAAGATCAGCGGCGAATGGGACAAAGATAAGCTCGCTCTGCTGATTACAGATTTACAGGGTGCGGACTTCGATGTCTCTTTAACCGGCTTTGACGCAGTTGAGCTTGATAAGCTGCTCAACAGCGGCATTGGTGCCGAGGAAGACGACTTCGATATAGATGCCGAACTCGAAAAGCCCGCATTCTCCAAACTCGGAGATATCTGGATACTCGGGCGACATAAAGTCATATGTGGCGACAGCACAAAGCCCGAAACCTATGCGGCTCTGATGGGAGGGAAACAGGCGAACCTGATACTGACCGATCCGCCCTACGGAATCGACTATGACAAAGGCACGGCGGGCAAAATCAAGAACGACAAGTTTGACAATGACGAGGGCTTTTATAACTTCCTCCATGACGCTTTTTCGGCGATGGCGGCTTTTCTCGCCACAGATGGCGCGGCATATATATTCCACGCCGACAGCAAGGGGCTGCCTTTTCGAAGGGCGTTTGATGATGCGGGTTTCAAGCTGTCGGGATGTTGCATCTGGGCAAAAAACACATTCACACTCGGCCGCTCGGATTATCAATGGTGCCACGAACCCTGCCTTTATGGCTGGAAGAAGTCCGGAAAGCACAATTGGTACGGCGACCGTAAACAGTCCACGATATGGAATTTCGATAAACCGAACCGCTCGGAGAAGCACCCGACGATGAAGCCCGTGCCGCTGCTCGCCGTACCGATGAAGAATTCGACGCAGACTAACGGCATAGTGCTCGACCCATTTGGAGGCTCTGGCAGCACCCTGATATGTGCGGAACAGTTGGCGCGTGAAGCCTGCCTGATAGAACTGGACGAAAAATTCGTTGATGTTATCGTCAACCGCTACATCGAAACCGTCGGAAGTGCCGGCGGCGTTTTTGTAGAACGGGATGGCAAGTCAATTTCCTATTTGGATGCGACTGCCAATGCGTAACAATTACTGGTTTTCGGAGGATGGCGCCATCGGGTATGGCGATTTAAGTACGGGCGAGGTGTTCTGCTTTGATTCCGAGGACTACGGGAAAATATCGGATAGGACTTGGTACAAGTGCAATGCGAGTCCGGGTTATGTTGGCGACCGCAACGGATTCTGTATTCACAGAGTAATACTTATCGCTCCGGAAGGCTGCGAAATCGACCACATCAACTTGAATCCGCTCGATAACCGGAAAGTCAATTTGAGAATATGTACGCATCAGCAAAACCAGTGCAATCAACCTCTTCAAAGGAATAACACCTCTGGAGTGACTGGCGTCAGCTATTTTGCGCCAAGAAAAAAATACCGTGCGCGAATAAAGTTCTTTCAGCGAGAATTACATTTAGGCTACTTCCCCACATTCCTTGAAGCCACCCAAGCACGAAATATCGGTGTGAAAATCCTGTTCGGAGAGTTTGGGCGATGCCACGATGCCCCGCCTCCACCAAAATGGATCGTGAATATGGTTCAAGCCAAATGCAACCGCTTCGTTGATGAGGCGGTTTTTTCTTCCCTGGAGAGAAAAGCTGACACATTTATGGAAGAAATAGCTTGATAAGTACAGCTTGCTGAGACATATATGTACTACCAAATTCAAGGAGGTAGACATAAGATGCAAATCAAGTACCACCTAGAGGGCAGCGAGCGCAAGGCGCTGCTGGCAGTCATGCGCGAAATCTTGCAGGATACTCCCAAGTACATGGGGCCGCCGACGTTTTCATTCGAGATAGGCGAATACACCATCGACCGGCACGGGACATTAGATTGTCCGGATCACTTGGATTCCACGCAGATCGCCATGCTGATCCGCGAACTGGAACGTGATGGGTTCATCGGCGAACGGATTGGTGAGCCGGCGAAACCCGCGGAGCAGCAGATCAGTGAAACACCAAGGAAAGAAATCGTGACACCCACACTCGACGGTTTTGACCGGCTTTCGGTCGAGATGCCGCGGGACGGCATGACGCCCACCGCAATGGAGAACCTGCGACGGTTGGTCGCGAGCAAAGCGACGTTGCTCAAGAAAGCGCTCGGAACAGACAACCTGCCGATCACAGAACACCCTGATCGAATCGAATTCGGATGGTTCCGACCGACCGACGACCAAGTGGAGGTCGCCGCTTACTACCAACTGGTACAGGGACTTTGCGAACTGGCGCGCACACAAAAGCGCGTCTGCGCGACAGAGCAGGAAGTCGAAAACGATAAGTACGCCTTCCGCTGTTTGCTTCTCAAGATCAGATTCATTGGACGAGAGTACAAGGATTCGCGTAGAGTTCTTCTGCGGCACCTCTCGGGCAACGCATCTTACGCAAAACCAAAGGCGGGTGACGAAGAATGAACATCCATCCTGAGTTGCTGAAACAGCTCAAAGAATACTATAAGCCTGGTACGAAGGTGCGGCTGGCACACATGAATGACCCATACACACACATCCCAGCAGGCACCATCGGGGTCGTTACTTGGGTTGATGATGCTGGTACCATTTTTGCAAAATGGAGCAATGGAAGTACCCTCGGCATCGTTTTCAATGAAGATTCATGTGTGAAGATTGAGGAGGGCGATCTTGAGTAGCCGATTATTTGCCGCATATGGTGTTGGTGTGCACCGCGCTGAGATGGCGAAGCATTGCCCGACTGCAAGGCTGATCGGCGCGACGGAGCTGAAGAACTACAGACTCGCGTTCCGCGGCAGCAAAGCCGGCGCACTGGCGACGATCGAAAAGGCGAAAGGTTGTATTGTTCCCGCGCTGCTGTGGGAGATTTCACCGCAGGATGAATTAGCGCTCGATCGCTGGATTGGTGTGCCGGAACTGTATCGGAAAGCAGCGATCAAAGTACGTCGCGACGATGCGTTGCTAGATGCGCTGATCTACATTTTAATCAGCGGAAAACCACAGAACAAGCCCAGCGCTTTCTATTACAGCACCCTTCTGGAAGGGTACAGAGCAGCAGGGTTCGACGCGGACATTCTGAAAGCGGCAGTACAGGATGGCGATCAGGACGCATCGCGCGCATAAATCGCCGCAACGTCGCGTCGCGCAACGTCGCCGTCACTGAGCGGCTCAAAAGACGGATGGGGCGGTTGCCCCAACAGCGCACGATAATCAAAGCAAGCCGGACACGGAGGCTCACGCGGGCCTCCGCGTTTTGCTGCTAACCCCCAAATAGATGAGTTCTTTTCACATGACTATTAAAAGAAATATCGAGGATTTTTTGCAGCATCTGATTTGAAATTTTGTGTAGAAGTGCATATAATATTCTTGGTGTAGGATATATAAATTCTTCGGTAGAGTAGGTGAGTAACATCAAGATAAGCAACAATGAACGGCTTAAGTTTTTATATGTAGCTATTGGACTGACATCAGTATTATTTTTAATACCGTGGATAATTAGTTGGGCATTCGGAATTGAAGCGCCAGCCGCTTTCTTTGCAGTAAAATGGAATGCAGCAACGGCATTAGAGTATTTTGGTAGTGCACTTGGCGGTATTGGTACAATATTTCTAGGCATAATAACAATTTTACAGACAAAACAAATAAAAGCGTTAGAGACAGACAGAGAAAATGCAAATGTAAAAAGGCCATTTTTCATAATAGATAGTATATTCAATAGCAAAAATGAAGAGCAACGCAATTGGGGGCATGATCAAAATGGCTACGGTTGCATGTATGATAAAAACAAGTATGCATTTATTAAGATAATAAATGTTGGTGAAGGTGTTGCGAACAATTTAATTTTTGAACCATGGGGATTTGGAGAATTGTCGAAGGGGATACGCCCTAGCTTCTGTATTCCCAGTGGAGGCTTCTGTACTATACCAATTCACTTGCTAGTGGGGAGTCAGACTGACTCAGTTGAAAAGATTGAAATAATTTATGAAAACCTGATCGGCTATGCATATTCGCAGGAAATCGAACTTTCAATTCGATTTTCACCGAAAATTGTGGGTTCGTTTACGAAAGCAAATGGCGAAACTGTTAATGAGGAAAGAGAAGAGTACAAAGCACAAATCTTCAATATTCACCCTCAGGTTGCCCATGGAATGGGAAAATATGATGACAGAACAGGGAAATATATCATAGATTAGTGTTACAGCATTACTAGGATTCGAAAAAAGCGAACTAAGTTAAGCTTTCACGGTAGATTTCTAAAACCGTTCGAAGTTATTTGTAAACTGATTTTAGAATAAAACATAGAAAAAAATATATTGTAAAGCGCTGGCATAGCGCTTTTTTTCTATGATTTGAGAGAGGCGGCTGTGATTAGAAGGTTGAAAAAATACACGTCGACTCCATTCAAAACAAAGAATTCGGTGTACGACAAACAGGCGGCGGATAACGCTGTTGCTTTTATCGAGTGTCTTTCTCACACGAAGGGCACTTGGGCAGGGAAGCCGTTTCTTCTGATCGACTGGCAGGAACAGATCATCCGTGATGTGTTTGGAACACTGAAACCCAGCGGCTACCGTCAATTTAACACAGCGTATATCGAAATACCAAAGAAGAATGGAAAACAGCTCGCGCTCGACACACCGATCCCTACGCCGGATGGCTGGAAACAGATGGGCGAACTGTGTGTCGGCGATCGCGTTTTCGACGAACAAGGCAATACCTGCTTTGTGATTGCGGTCAGCGAAACCGATGATACCGAACAAGCGTATCAGCTGACATTCGACGATGGAAGCACGATCGTCGCAGGCGCACGGCATCTGTGGAATGTGCAAGTCATTCATAACGGCCGCAACGAAAAGCTGCTGGAAACGCAGCAAATGTACGCGGATATCTCCGCACATAGTACGCAGAATGCCGATACGATCTCTCGAATACTGTACAGAATACCGGTTGCGCCGGGTATGGCGAAAACGCGCAGTAAATTTCACTATATCCATGCGATCGAGCCTGTGATGGAACGCGTGCCCATGCGATGTATTCAGGTGAGCTCGCCCTCGCACCAGTATCTGGCGGGACCTTCCATGGTGCCAACGCATAATTCCGAACTCGCGGCAGCAGTCGCATTGCTCTTAACTTGCGGCGACAATGAAGAGCGCGCCGAGGTGTATGGTTGCGCCGCCGACCGGCAGCAGGCGTCGATCGTATTCGAGGTTGCCAAGGACATGGTCACCATGTGCCCGGCGCTGGCGAAGCGTGTGAAGATCCTTGCGTCGCAGAAGCGGATTGTGTACCTGCCGACCGGGAGTTATTATCAGGTGCTTTCTGCGGACGTTGCCAACAAGCACGGATTTAACACACACGGCGTCATTTTTGACGAGCTACACACACAACCGAATCGTCGTCTTTTTGACGTTATGACCAAGGGCAGCGGCGACGCGCGGATGCAGCCGCTGTATTTTCTTATTACGACGGCCGGCGACAACACCAACTCCATCTGCTGGGAAGTGCATTCAAAAGCGCAGGATATTCTTAACGGCAGGAAGACAGACCCGACGTTTTACCCTGTTATCTACGGTACGGAAGAGAACGATTCCTGGACCGATCCGAAGGTGTGGAAGAAAGCCAATCCGTCGCTGGGGATCACGGTGGGTGTCGACAAGGTCAAAGCCGCGTGCGAAAGCGCACAGCAGAACCCCGCCGAAGAGAACGCGTTTCGCCAGCTTCGGTTAAACCAATGGGTCAAACAAGCAATCCGTTGGATGCCGATGGACGCGTGGGACAAATGCTCGTTCCCGGTTGAACCGAAGGGGCTGGAAGGTCGCGTCTGCTACGGCGGTCTCGATCTTTCGTCCAGCACGGACATCACCGCATTTGTACTGGTGTTCCCGCCGTTGGATGAGGATGATAAATACTTCATTTTGCCATTCTTCTGGATCCCGGAGGATAATATCGATCTGCGCGTGCGGCGTGATCATGTAAACTATGACCTTTGGGGAAAGCAGGGCTTCCTGCTAACGACCGAAGGGAACGTCGTGCATTACGGGTTCATCGAAACGTTCATTGAGCAACTCGGGTTGAAGTATAACATTCGAGAGATCGCCTTCGACCGTTGGGGCGCGGTGCAGATGGTACAGAACCTCGAAGGTATGGGGTTTACGGTCGTTCCGTTCGGCCAGGGGTTCAAGGATATGTCGCCTCCGACGAAGGAGCTTATGAAGCTGACGCTGGAGCAGAGGATCGCGCATGGCGGTCAGCCAGTCCTGCGCTGGATGATGGACAACATTTACATCCGGACAGACCCGGCGGGGAACATCAAGCCGGACAAAGAAAAAAGTACCGAGAAGATCGACGGCGCGGTGGCAACGATCATGGCGCTGGATCGCGCGCTGCGGAACGGCGGCGGAGATAATGGGAGCGTTTACAATGGGCGCGGGTTGTTCGTCATCGGTTAGAGATATTCACTCGGTTTTTAGTACGAAAATGAAATAAACGACGCGAAACCATGCGCTAATTTCATTAAAGG